ATGAGCCAAAGATATAAGCTTACAAAAACATTTATCGATAGCATCCCTCTCGAAGAAAGCGGAAGTAAATTTTATCGTGACTCAGTTACTATCGGTTTTGGCTTAATTGCAACAAAGTCTAAAACCTATTTTGTTGAAACGAGAATGCCTGATGGCCGAAACAAAAGGAAGTCCATTGGTAAACATGGCGTATATACTCTTGAGCAAGCACGTACAGAAGCTAAAAAAATATTGTTAATGATGCATCAGGGTATTGATCCAGTTGCTCAAAAAAGAAAATTAAAGAATGACTTTAAATCCGAAAAAGAAGCAAATGAATTAATTCCAACGCTTGAACAAGCCTATGAAGTCTACAAAAGTAAAAAAAAGCTAAGCGCTAATACGATTGATGCTTATGACCGATGTGCCAATGATTATTTTAAAGATTGGAAAAACATCAAAATTACTGACATTTCTCAGAAAATGACTTTAAACAAGCATATGGATTTATCGGAGCGAAGTTTAGCGCAGGCAAACCTTGCAATGAAGTTTTTATCAGCTGTATACAACTTCAATGCCTCAATTCTATATAACGATAATGATGAAAAAATAATTACAGAAAAAAGCCCTGTTGGGGTTATTTATAAGGAAAAAAAATGGAACAAGATAAAACGGCGTAAAGGGTATATTCGAGCAGACCAGATCCATGACTGGTCACTTGCCGTGTGTATGACTTGGTGGGCAGGCAATCAAAATTTAAATCATCGTGCATACACAAATCAGGACTTCTTACTCCTATTGATCCTAACCGGATTTCGCAGAGAAGAAGGTGAAACACTGGAATGGGCAAATGTTGACTTAAAATATGGAACTATAAAAATTCAGGATCCGAAAAATCATGAAGACCTTCTCCTACCGATGGGAGAAATGCTTTGGTATATCTTGGCAGAACGTAAAAAACATGCTGGCAATAATAAGTACGTTTTCGCTGGTGATACGCCTGATTCACATATCGTTGATAAGCGTGAGGCACGTCATACGATTACTGAGGCAACTGGTATTGAATTTACATTTCATGATTTACGGAGAACCTTCGGAACTATCGCAAATAGTCTAGCGATCGGTAGTTACACAATTAAAAAACTCATCAATCACATGGTTGGTGATGATGACAACGATGTAACCGATGGGTATGTCCAAGTAACTTTTGATGATCTTCGTAAGGCTATGAATATGATTGAAAATGTTGTGTTAACTGATATTTCAAAAGCGTTGATCAAGAACCGAATCTACTTTGAACAAAAATCAATAAGAAATATGAGAGAAAAATGGGTTGAGCATAATAATATTATTGTAAGCAGATATTGTGAATAGTTGGGCTGATTAACGAGTTTCTAAATATTAAATTACTTATTAAAAAATTGAGAGTTTGCAAATGAAAGATTGGGTTTACTTTTATATCGAGCACACAATTAAGTATGGTGAACCATTCTTTAAAGAGACTGGTTGGTCATTGGGTGTGAAGAATAATTATATAGTTATTAGCATGATACGAAGTTAGACAAACAGAAATGATGTAAAAATAGCGGGCAGATCATGTAGAAATTAGGTTCAATAAAATAGTCAAATTTAATTTTATAATGACGCAAATAAAAGATCTAAATCAATTTTACAAACATGCATTGAGGAAAAATCATATATGTTCTCAACTACACTTATGGATTTATCGAAACTAAGAAAGCATCTTTGTGTGCCTTTATTTTTATGTGCTATTTTGACTGAATTGGCGATGTCAAAGGATCCATTGTTCTTAACCTTAAGTACACTTGGAAGCTCCTTGTTTCTTAAAATTACAATTTATATATTAGGATGCATTGGACTTGCATTTATAGTTTACTTCTTTGTAGCTTTGATTGAACAATTTCTATTTTACCTAGACAATTATTTACCAAATACTTTGTTCTTTTGTAGTTATGCTTTTATTGGTTTAGGATTGCTTGTGATTGGAAATTTTGTAACTGGTCTACCAAGCAGTGTTTTTAATATTTATTGGCATTTTGGCTTTCTTGCCTTTGGTATTGATCTTCTAACATCAGATATTCAGTTCAATAATAATAAAAAACCATTAATAAGCTAAAACCTTATGAATTAATAAAAGCCACGTTTGATAAGTGGCTTTTATTATGATTTTTTGTATCGTATTAAATTTTAAAAATTATAAGTGAATCACGTATTATTTTAGTTTGCTATAAAGGTCAATATAAAAACCGTGATAGAAAGCGGTTCTTTTTCTCTTTATTTCAGGCTTTATTCCTCCGTTATATGTAACTGGAGCTTCCTGCATTTCCTCTTCAATCAAGCCAATAACTTCAAGATCATTAGAATTACTAACTATAATGTTTTCAAATTCCCAATATTTATTTAGATCAGTTGCTACTCTTGGCAACCCGTCACAAGGTATATCTTGTTGCTTGAGCCTTTCAGGATATTTCAAATCATTATCAATCAAATCAAATATATGGGCATCAATTTTCTTTATTAGATTTACGTATCTATTAAATTTAATAATATCAGACTTTCCTTGTACATAGTTTTGGAAATTAATCGCTAGTAAACTTGCCTGCTTTTCAATATAAGTACTTTCTAAAATTTTAAATAGCTCTATACCTAGACGATTGTTATCTGGATTTTTACTGAAAAAATCTTTCACTTCATTTTCATTCAAATCTACTGTTTCTAGAAATGTTTTTATTTGCATTAGATATAATGCGTCATTGCATTGATTTACAGAACTTTTAATCTCTTGAAGCGAATTTTTCACAGCAGAACTCAGCCCTAAAGAAACTGAGTCTGCAATTGCCAATCCACAATTTTTCACTAGGATTTCTAATAAAATCATTATTGTCTTTACTTCCTAAAAGTTAAATTATATTAATATCTTACTTGATTAAATTTCAATGAATTTCCCCTATAATTCAATACAAAATTATATAAAAATATTTTCTATAAATTTGTCATACTAAAGCTGATAATAAGGAAATAATCATGTGCGCTAACTACGAACCAATAAGTAAAGACCGGGTGCATTTACTAGATCTATTCGAACCTACTTTTGATTATAAAGCCGATATTTATCCCGGCTATGACTGCCCTCTTATTTTTTCTAAAGATGGCCACATCGAATGGCGACAAGTAAAGTTCGGTATGATTCCACCATGGAACCATGATCTTAAGTTTTCTAAGTACACATACAATGCCAGAACTGAAACTGTCGATAAAAAACCTAGCTTTCGCCACGCATGGTCTAAAAGCCAATTCGCGCTAATACCTGTAGAAAAAATTTATGAGCCTAGGTATGTGAATGGCAAAGCAGAACGTTGGGGAATTTATCGTGAAGATGGCATGCCATTCACTGTGGCTGCCATTTATGAATCTACAATAATTGACGGACAGCAAATAAGATCTATGTCGATGCTCACCATTAATGCTGACAAACATCCCTTTATGAACCAGTTCCATAAACCAGAAGATGAGAAACGATCGATTATTGTAATCCCTGAAGAATATCGAAAAGACTGGTTGAATTGTAAAAAAGAAGATGCTGATCAATTTTTCTTTGAAATGCCCCTACGTGAATTTACTGCTGACTACTTCCCTAAAAATTAAACAGTTCATAAATAAAAGACCCGCCTGCACCAGCAAACGGATCTATATTTACCTTACTTTTCAAAATATTAACGAATCACAAAGTCAGCAATCTGAACCAGATCAGAGATTAAACTGACTAAGTGAAAAGCTAAAAATTTCAAAATTTTGATCTTAAGCATAAGCAAAGCCTTTATTTAGTCATTGCCATATACCGCAAATTAAGAAATAATAATTTCATCGTTATGCAAATTTGCATATTGTGTTGGAAGCACACTAGGTAAATCACATAACGTTGCAATATCTAGCAATGTAATTATTGCAATTTGCCATCAATGACTGAATTTTTGCCGATGCAGGTCATTAGATGGCTCTCCTCCTAATACACAGAACCTTATTCTTAGGCTTAAAATTACGACCTAGAATAACGCCGCATTAGCTGTCCTGAAAATCTTCATGACATATAAGTACAATACAATAGTGGTTTGTAGAATCCCAATTCTTTATTCTATGAAAAAGCAATTTTATAGTCACATGCTTAAATCTTATACAAAATCATTGATGGCTGTAAGAATAATTTCCGACCAAACGCACAACAATGAGCGACAAGTTACGACTAGTCATTATTTATCCACAAGTTTTTAAATTTGAAATTTAACTAAGCTCTAGCATATCATCTTGAATATGTTACATATTCAAGTTAGGGGATATTCTATGAGCGAAATTGCACCATCCATCATCCAGATAAAACCATATCTACAAAGTAGTATTGTTTTATCTGAAGCCTTATCAATCAAGCAAGTTATACCAACCACTCACATGCTTGTCCCTTATGCTTTAGAAAAAATTTCCGCAGGCTTTCCCAGCCCAGCGCAAGATTACATCGATAAAGCGCTCGATATGAACGAGCACTTAATAAAAAATGAAACCGCTACGTTCATTGTGAAAGTTGCTTCACTCTCAATGTTAAATGCAGGTATCGATATTGATGACGAGCTCATTGTCGATCGCAGTCTCGATGCAAAACACGGCGATATTGTCGTGGCACTAATCGATAATGATTTTACAGTTAAGCGTCTAATGATCGATGAAAAAGGCCAATGGCTAAAAGCAGAAAATCCAGATTACAAAGATATTCATTTATTAGATGGCCAAGAGCTACTTATTTGGGGCGTTGTCACCTGCATCATTAAAATGATTAGAAACTCATGAAACATGAGAACAAGGTCTTTTTCTTGATTGACGTCAATAACATGTACGTTTCATGTGAGAGAGTCTTTGACCCATCCTTAAATGATAAGCCAGTTATTGTTTTGTCAAATAACGATGGGTGCGCCGTTGCTCGCAGCAATGAATCAAAAACGCTAGGCATTAAAATGGGTGTTCCACTTTTTCAAATTAAAGATATTGTTCAGCAACACAACGTAATCGTACTTTCAAGCAACTATGCAATGTATGCTGAAATGTCGAGACGTTTTCATACAATCCTTGCTTCATACGTAACTGATGAAGAAGTTGAACCATACTCGATTGATGAGTGCTTTGTTGATTTCACTGCTTATGAAAAGAACTTTGATTTAGAGAAAGTTGGCCAGCAAATGCGCCAGCAATTATGGAAGTGGCTGGGATTGCCGGTTTGTGTTGGTATTGGTAGAAGTAAGACAGAATCGAAGATAGCTAACCATATAGCTAAAAAGAATGCAGGCTTTAACAGTGTTTGCGATCTCGTAAATATGGATCCGTGCAACAAAGAATATTACTTCTCATTAATTGAATTATCTGAAGTTTGGGGAGTTGGCCGTAAGCACTCAAAAAAGCTTCAATCGATGGGAATCAATACTGTCCTTGATCTAGCTTGTGCTGAACCTCGAGAGATGCAGAAAAAATTCTCGATTGTCATGGCCCGCACGATCTACGAACTACAAGGTATTTCATGCATTGAGATCGAGCACACCCCGCCCTCAAAGAAGCAAATTGTTGCAAGCCGGTCTTTCGGTGGTCGCGTAACTGAACTGAACGACTTAAAAGAAGCTATCTCAATGTATGCTCAAGATGCGTGTAAACGCTTGAGAGATGAAGAATTGTTATGCGGATGTATGATTGCTTTTGTTCAGTCTAATCCTTTTGATCAGAATGTGCCGTTCTACAATAAATCGATTACTGGTTCGTTTTCTGAGCCTACGGATTGCGCTATTGATTTTGTAAGAGCAGCAACAAGGATGGTGGATGAGATTTATAAGGAAGGAATTAAATATAAGAAGTGTGGTGTTGTGCTGACAGGTCTTGAGCCCAAATCTGGCCATACTTATGACCTCTTAACCGACTTTGTACACATAGAAAAAAAGGAATGTTTAATGAAGGCTATGGATGGTATTCATAGCAAGTTTGGAAAGAAGAAATTAGGGGTCGGACCATGTTTTATTCCTGGTCGGAACTGGTCAATGAGTAGAGATAAATTGAGTAGAAATCCTTTTATATGGGATCAGTTGATATTAGTAAAGTAAAAAAAACACCTAAGATGGATATGCCTGAAGCTCTTAGGTGCTGTTCTATAACTCGATTGGGTAAGTAGAACAAAGGCTAAGCGAGGATTGGGTAACCTCTCAGTAAAAGTAACAATGATTTATTTTAAAATCAATTTCATAAATTACGTGAATATTCAACTAAATTACAAACAAAAAATATAAATTAATATATTAAAAATAAATAATGAAATCGCAATTTTATGATATTTATTTCACACATTATTTATAATAATAAATTTAAATCTCATTACAAAATTAAAGAGTAAAAAAATAAAATTATAAAAATAAAATAATTTTTACCAAAAAATAAAAATAACGTCCTGATTTGAAAACATAAAGTCCTAATTGGACAATATTAAATATAAATTTTTTCATCTTTTTATGTAACATTAATATACATATCTCCCATAAACCAATCTGTTTAATTTTTGTACTTTTAAATCTATGGCAATTTTTATCAAGCATACTCATATTATTTATGATTATTTAGTTAGCAATAAGCTTTCCAATCCTGAAATAGACTCTAAAATTTTAAAAATTGAGGGGGTGGAGAGCTTTATAAACTCAAATAATTGTAAAGTTGCATTTAAAAACTTAGTAAAATATTGCTCAACTTTAAGAGATTTAGATATTCCTCTTAAAGCTGGTGAAATTGATATAAATAATTATGGATTAATTGAATTAGGCCTTCAAATTCAAGAAAATTACTTACAAGCATTACAGTTTATAACTGACAATCAAAGTTTAATTTTTCCATTTGCACAGGTTGAGCTTCAATACAATCGAATACTAAAATTCATAATAGATCCACTTTTATTTATTGATGAGAGAATTTATGGCTATATTTTTACTGTAGAATACCATCTGAGTCAAATATATAGTCTTCTGAAACAAATTATCTGCAATTCTTTAGTCGTAAAAAATATTAAAGTAAAGTATGCAGAAAATGAATATAGTTATTTAATTAAGAATTATTTCAATTGTGAAGTAATTTTTAATTCACCTGAGAACTCTCTCACCATTGATATAACGCGTGATAAACTTTATCAAAAAATTACTCCTTATCCTTATAGAGATATTCGGAAAAAAATTGACATTTTACTAAATAAAACAAATGTTAAAAATAAATCTAACGGTGAATTGAAAAGTAAAATCTTATCAATTTTAGATTCTCAACAGAATTCTAATATTGATGAATTTACTATTTCAAATTATTTAAATATGCACCCACGTACATTAAGACGAAAACTTCATGCTGAGGGCATATCATTTAGAGAAATTATAAATGAGTACAAGATGGATAGAGCCATTTTCTTAATATCTTCTACAAACTATAATTATAAACAAATCGCTTTTATGATTGGTTTTAAAAATAATGCCAGCTTTAGCAAAGCCTTTAAAAAATGGACAGGAAAAACACCACAAGAATTCAAAACAAGTTTATATTATTAATAAAAAATCAACCCTACCAACATAATTAAGAATAAAAAAGATACTACAGTTGTAAAAGGATAGAATAGAACAATTAAAATTTTATCAAACCAATGAATATAAGGATTATCTTTCAAACCTATAATTTTAACAATTGAAAAAATTAGTGAACCTATAAAAACTAAAGTAATTAAAAGCATAAGTATAAAATCCCCGAAGATATAACGATCCATTTCAAAATTCCATTTAATAATTTCAAACTCTAAACTCATCCAACCAATACTCATCAATACTATTAAATTTATTTAGTCGTTTTTTTTGTATTATTTCTTCCTCTTCAGCTAATCTAATAAAATCAAGAATTTCATAAGAACTTACAAATCTAAAACATGCATTATTTTCAATTGGAAACTTAAAAACCACTATTTTATTAATGAACCCCAATGGATAAAACATACACAACACCAACAAAATAATTACAAAAATATTATAGTTGCAATATATTATTCATATAGGACATTTATATTTCCATTTAGGACAAATTTAATTATTTTTATAATTAAAAATTTATTATTTTTTAATACAGATTTAATAATTATCTATTCATATAAAGTTATTATCTTAATCAAATAATATTAGTTATGTGCTAATCTTCACATTATTATTGATCATATGAGCTGTGCATCCTGAAAGCAGAATGCACGTCATTGTTAGGATCAATGCAAACTTAGAATGCTTACAATGATAGACTTTCATTCTATGAAATCCGATTGCTGATCCAGCCATAGAAAAAGTGCTCTTGGCTTGGATTACGTTCGCAGATTTCAATGTAATGCTGACCTTGCATAATATTCAGCACACGCACTAAGACTTTCTCGCCTTCTTTACCACGCTTGGCCAAATAAGTTTTTAGAGCACTTAAAGTCACTGAACCGTAAACTCCATCAACCTTTAAATCCTCATACCCAGCTTTACCTTGGTTATTCAGCAAGTTCAAAGCACATTGTAAAAGTGGTTTTGCAAAGCCAGTACCGCAATTAACACCAGTGTCTAAAAGCTCTTCAGCAACCAACGAGCTAATTACATTCACTTGATCAAATCGCGGAGCTGTCCAGTATTGTTTACGGTAAATAGACTTGGCCACATCAAGCGGTAAATCTTTCATGTTGCCTTTAAAACCATTTGCCCCTGCTACGGCTTGGGTAATACCGTACTTTGTTGCACCGCCACGATCTGCGGGATTATTTACATACCCACCTTCTCGTTTAATCAATTCATCAAGATATTGCTCAATGTTCATTTCACTTTTCCTCAGATAATAAAAAACCGCCCGAAGGCGGTCCGTAAGTAAATATGCTATTATTTCAGTACTAGAATAATCACAATAACAATTGATCCTATAACGAACCCTAAATTAGTTATTGCTTGTAATAGTCCTGTTCGGTCAGCACCTTTCTCACTCATTTTTCCCACTACATTTAATTCAGATTTTGTTGTATGCTTAGGCATAGTAGAACTTCTCCTTAACTTTCGCTGGTTGAGTTGAATTAAAAAGCTCATGATTGCCGTCATGGGCTTTTTGCTTTTTAGGTTTCAAGCACATTCAATACTTAAAAAAAAAGATTAACAAGGCTTCACACCATGCTTATCATTTAAACTATCTTAAAGAGATCATCATACTTTATCAATAGGATATTATCGTAAGTTACTGAATTCGCTATAGTAAATTTCAAATTTAGTCTTTTAAAACTTGATGTGCTCTATAAGATATTGTTCGATATTCATTTTTAATCACCTTTAACTTCTTTTTTTAACTCTTTAACAACTTCAACGATGTTTTTCCCTTCCCGCTGATTTATAAAATTCGCCGTGATACGGACAATGAACCAACCGGGCAATCCACATGCAAAGAAAAAGCCGCCAAGTGCTAGAACACCCCAAACATTATTTACCCACTCATGTAGACCAAACTTCATAATAAAAAATGATCCGCCTGTGATACTTGAAACTACGGTACAAATCAGCCCTACTGCCCACTCTTGAGGGTTCTTAGGCATCCGTATCATCATCACAACAAGTGCAATAAGAGCCGTACTTAAAATGACAACTATCGCCATACCGTAAATTTTAAAAAAGGCACTTGCACCAGCAGTGCTAATAGGTTCGGCCATGATAGGCTCCTTAAATTTAGGTCAAAAAAAAGCACCCGATCGGGTGCTAAGTAAATGATTTAGATTACGCTTCAGAAGTACTTTGAGTTATCTGATTGGAATAATTCCAGTCGGTATTTTTCCATACATCACGTGCAGCAACACGAATGTAATAAGGCGTTGTTGGTAGAAGATCTTTAATCGTTTTCGTAAGTTCTGTACCAGTCCAAGTTGGACTTGTAGTTGTAGGGTCAAAGTTCGGGGTACTGCTGAGCCAAACGGCATAGTCTTTCAAGTCAGGCACTTCGCTAGGTAGCCAGCTTACAGTTACAGAATCACTCGTTGCAGATGTATAAATATTAATAAGTAATGGCGGCACCGGATTACTAATACTGAGTTCAGCAAATGAACTAATCTGTTCGCCGTTTTTACTGGCCACCCGAATTGTGTATGAGCGACCGATACCATCTTGGATAGCCTCTTCAATTGAGTAACTAAAATCAGTATTAGTAGTATCTACCTCACGTATTTTTACAGCATCGGACCATACTTGAACGCGATAACCTGTAGCCCCAGTTGCTACCTGCCACTGCACCTTGAAAGAAGTACCAATGAATGGTGACTGCAAAGATAAGCCTTTTACACTAGTGGTACGACCACCGGTTAACGTGTAGCTATAGGCAGTAACCTCATCTAAAGTTTGCTCTTTACGTTCTAATCCGTTGAAACTAGTAAACTTTAAAAAGATCTGTTTACCTATAAGATTTTGGTTAAAACCATAATTGAATATCGCCTTATCTAAACGTACAAAAGGCTCACCGGCACTATGATTTTGAGCATCAGCAAAGCGCCCTCGCAATACATCACTTAAGGTATATAACCCTGTTCCGTTTAATGTGGCCACTTGATAATTAATATACTCATCACCAACTTTACAAAGCGTTTGATCGGCTTGGGCATCTTCTAATGTACCGCTGAAGATCTGACTTGAAGTATTCAGTTCTACCTGCATCGCTGTATCATCACTATCAATACCAGTGACAAGCTGACCATATCGCGCAGATCCATATACCGTACCAATCATTTCATAAGTTGTATCATCAAGGCTTACCCAAACATTACAGCCACCCCAATTGATTCCACCGGATACAGCAATCCATACTTGATTTTGGCCATTGGTGAGATCTAGCGGAGGTTCAAATATTGCCGGTGCATTTACATTTCCAGCTTCTTCATTACCACCTTGATAACCATTAGAAGCCTGTAAGTCATATTCAATTGCTGATCTTGAACCTACGGCTAATTCTTCTGCTGTGACTGTCAACTCACCTTGTTCATCTTCCTCAATACGTGTGATACGCACAAGGAAACGATTCAAACCTAAAACAGGATCCGTTAAAGTTACAATATCCATTGGCTCTAACCGGCAGTACTTCCATCCTAGGCGAAATTCATATTCATTACGCACATAAAGCAGTCGTTGTAATCGTAGCTGTGCGGCATGACGAGCTATTTTTGGTTCACAAAAGAAATGATTCTCTACCGGATCTTCCGTACGCAATCCATACATTTCAATATTTGCCTGATCTTTGGCTTCTACTGTTTCGGTGTTGTACTGGTTATATCGATTGATATATTCAATCTGTACATGATTATAAGCATCAGTATCACGGCTACGGCGTACTTGTACCGGTTCCTCATCGTCAATAAAGTCATCATCTGTCAGGTGATAAACCGGTGTGAGATCTGGCGTAAACGTAACGCCGTTGCCTGTTAGTGCAGAATCACCAAAGGATTTAATTTTTAGTCCGTCAGGACTGGGTACCACCGCACAATTTACAGATTCGACAATCTCATTAATCGTCTCGTATGCCGCACGTTGCTCAGTAAAGGCTGGGCTAATCAGCAAATTGGCCGCTCGGCAATAAGTACGAAATTCTGAAAGATCTGCCATATTAAGTTCAGGTGCAGCCCCATAGCGAGGATGTGTAATAAAGTCTTCAATTACATCTGCCGGATTAGCATCGTCAATAGTTTCTGACAATGTAATCGTGCTAATCACCTCAAAGTTATGATTTGAAAGACTCGCACTATTACCCAACTCATAATTTGCACAAGCTACATAACCCAAATATGGATAGTTAATTGCCTGATCCGGATGCTTTGAAAGTAGCCAACCCCACGGCGGGTTATTATTCCCATCATATAATTCAAACTTTAACTGGTCGATTGGATCTAAAGTAATAGATCCTTCTTGCTTAGGTACATATTGCTCTTTATCCACCCAGATTAGCCCGATCTTTTTAATCTGGTTCTCACATAAACCGAGCATAAGAGATGCACTATAACTAAATGTTGTATTGCTCGTTTTACTGCCTCCACCTTTCCCGCCTGATTTAGTAACAGTTGTATGTGGAGTTGCCAAGAAATCACCATACCAAAACATATTCGCAGCTACGCGGGTTTTACCGTACAGCAATGGCTGACAAAGCCCATAGGCTGATTGCTGGATACGCATAGAATTAATACGGGTATCCGTTGTACTGATCGTTGTACTTCCAAATAATCCACCCATTATTTCAGCCTCTTCATACGATAAAAGCCCGCTATACGGCGGGCTAAACTTCCTTTGGTACCATCTTGGATGATGACTCCCTGATGGATATAACTATGAATGACCTGCGGCCACTCGGTAACAATTGCACCATGACTAATGCACTTACCGAAATGATATAAAACAATATCACCTGCTTGTGGTGGTCCTTCTACCTGATCACATACACCTAAAATAAGCTCCAAATAACGCTGCCCCATCTGGTGCATGTGCCAATCGGGAGGATATGGCCGCGGATCTAAATAATCCATAAGCCCTACTTTCTCATAGACCTCACAAATCAAAGTACCGCAGTCCACACCTACACCTTTTACGCGGCCTTGGTGATGATATGGTGTGCCTAGCCAAGTTAGCGCTTCATCTACGGCTTGTTGTCCAGTACTCATATTTACTCCATAAAAAAAGCCCCGATTAATAAGGGGCTTTTAATTCTTCAAAACAATTTGAGGCGGTGCGGGGTATGCGTATGCATTTCTTGCATACTCAACTATAAATTTTACATCACTATATCGATTGGCATCAGAGGATGAGCCCGCAGTAACAGCAATACCGGTATAACCATTTTTGAGTCTAACGAATAACAGCATATTATAAATAGACGGCGCAAGCGTTCCAGTCTTACCACCAATCGCCCAAGGCTCACCGCTTACCACCGGATCTACAGAACTGTCGATAACAATACTTCTAGGGTTACTACCTTGAATGCTAATCGTATGATTTAACTGCTCCCAAATTGAAAGCATTGTTGCATTCTTACTGGCATATACGCCAAGTTTAAGTAAATCACCTACTGTTGAAGAATGTCCACTTGCGGCTAAACCAGATGGATTTTTAAAAGTTGTGCTGGTCATACCTAGATCAGCAGCTTTACTGTTCATTCGTGAAATGAATGTTGCAGTATCACCACCCAAAAAAGCCCCTACACTTCTGGCCACTAGATTTGCTGAAGTATTACTTGAAGGAAGCATCATATTAAATAAAGCATCTAGCAAAGTGATTTGATCACCTTCTAGCAAATTATTTCCGCTGCCTGTCGCAATATCTCCAGCTGCTACAGTCAATAAATTATTGAAAGTCATACCAGACTCTAAAGCTACAATGACCGACATTACTTTCGTTACTGATGCAGGGGCGATAGAAGTGCTAATAGACTTTGAGAATAAAAGCCCTGAATAGTTAGCATTTCCAGATAAATCAATTGGAACTAATCCCGCAGAGGTTGCTGTAAGAGTTGGCAAAGATGGTATAGCTTCGACTTGCTTATTGTTGGTCGCAATCTTCTCGTCAATCACAGCCCCATCAACACCTTGCTTCAAGACATACTTAATCGGGTCGATAATATGCCCCCATGCTTGGGCCGTTGAGACAGAATGAGAATAAAGAAGGGTTGTATCAAATCCTGTTGTATCGACTGTAAAATCAAATGAAATAGTGGTATCTACAGTGGATAGCAAAGTGAATTGGATAATGCCGGTATTTGGAATGATTTCGTATTTTGTTGTTGCTGAAGATGTCAGTGCTTTAACAGCACCACCACTTTCTGCAAAACCTACTTTTGAAATCTCTTGTAAAATCCAGCCAAATTTATTTGCTTCACTTGCAAGACTAGAGTTATTTCCAAAATAAGAAATTCTGTAATAACAATCCGGATTAGCACCATTAACCTTGATATCAAGAATGTGTTTCTCTAATGCCTGAACTGTAGTATTCGCTGCAACTGCTGTGCGAGTTAGAGCAAGCATCGGGTAAAGCTTATCTCGATTTAGCGTTAATGAATCTTTACTCGTAAAAGGCGCTAAAGCATCTTCAACACTGATTTTACGCCATGCAGCAACACCTACTTTTTGCCAAACGATATCTGGTCGTGATGTTGTGCTTAGTTCCCAATATGCATATCCACTAAACTTGAAGCGTTTTAAAATTCCATAAGTTGCTGGAAAATCAGATGGAAAGTCCAACATGTCACTTACAGCATAAAGCCCTACCGCCAATAGATCAGAAATATTACTTCCTGAAACAAGACCTTTATCTGCTAAAGATACTGCAAGTGACTGCGTCACAGCTGCCGATGTAGCCGCCGCCGCAGACTCTTCAAGACTAATTTTACGCCATCCAGAAACACCAACTTTCTGCCATGTCACATCTGGTCGCGAAGTAGAACTTAACTCCCAATAAGCATATGAGCCAAACTTATATCGTTTCAATATGCCGAATGTTGCAGGGAAATCTGAGGGAAAATCGGTCATATTTGAAACTGAATACAGCCCAACATCAGTCAAATTCGTTATTGCTGAATTAGTAACTACACCTCTATTCACTAATGCAACACCCATAATCTCTGTTTTAGCCGCGTCAGTTTCTGCTGAGGTTGCTTGAGCCACCCAAGCAGACCAGCTTGCAACGAATCTCCGAACATATAACTTTCCTGAAAACGTTAAATATTCATGCTGAGTTGAGTTTGAATTGCTATGTTTAACAACCCTCAAAGCACCGGCCTCATTAACAGGATAGCCACGGGAAGTATTAGCAACAATTGTATTGAGAGCTGTATAAGTTCCTGAAACTTTTAAGTCATCCAGATGATCTGTTTCTGTTAAAACTTTAAACGTGAAATTTGCGTTTGAATCAGCATAGTTTTTGGCATTCGATTCAGCGGTATTCGCTTTAGTGGTCGCGTCATTAGCTGCTGCTTCAGCTAAAGCCATTACCTCGCCATATGCATATTCCTTTGCACCAACCTCAGCCGTTACATCATCTACGCCAAGATAAATAATCGCGGTTTCACTGTCAGTGCCATAGGTTCGCACCCATGGACGCATATAAACAGCATTATTTACTGGGACTAATTCAAATGCTTTAGTAACCACGCCATTTGAAACTTTGATAGATGATGTTTCTAAAACAGTATGGGAAATTGATTCCTTATTATGATTTAAGTATTCAATACCAAATTGAATAGCATCATTTAATGGATCGGTAGAATTTATTGTCCGAAGTAAAGAAAACTTTGCTTGATATTTGTGCTGACTATAAACAGCGGGTGCAGCGCGAGGAGCAATATATGTTTCTATATTCTTAAATTTAATGACTTTTCCAATATTTGGAACTGTCGTCAAAATAACATTTACAGAAGGTATAAAAGTACTATTGAGTACTTCACCATAAAGCTCACTACTGAATAAGGTTATCGCATCACCAGCTCTATCAACATTTGAATTAATGAAAGCATTTACGTTAGCTTTTTGATTCGATGCAACACTGTCCGCATAATTTTTAGCATTTTCTTCAGCTGTATCTGCTTTCGTTGACGCATCAATTGCAGCGGCAGTGATAGCTTCCGATTTAACAATGTCATCTGCATTATCAATATAAGGAAGCATTTCATTAACCAAAATAGCTTCAAGGTTATCATCAACCTCAATAGCTTTTTGATCTGCATAAGCAATCGCTCGATCTAAATCACTTATATTGGTAACGGTCCAATAATCACCGTCTGCTGAGCCTACAGGCTTTTCCCAACGCCAAACTTTCCCAGTATCCAAAGCCTTAGCATAGCTAGTATTTTCAACGGGTCGAGAGGCCCTTAATAATGAAGTTGAAGAAAAAGAAGGGCTCTGTGCTTCAATCGATTTTAAGAAATCAATCAATAATCCAAGATTGGTTTTAAATAAAGCTTCGGTAACACTAGGGCCAATAAAGAAATCTTTGTTAGGAATAGCCATAATTTTTTCCCAAAAAAAAGCCCTGTTTTTAGGCAGGGCTTTAGTTAAATATTAATGTATTAGACGGACGTTTCAGGAATTGGAACGAAAGGTGAACCGCGAAATCTGGCACGATTATTAAAACGGTTCATACAAGTTTCTAGACGCTTATCACAACCAGAATAAACTTTAATTGTTTGCCCTACACTCGGCACTTCCAGAAGCGGTAACGTCAATAACAACGCACCAGACTCATGTAACCTGACTGTTCGCTTAATTCCTGTATTGACGAACTCCACAACGCCTTGGGTAAACCAACCTTGAGGCTGACTTAAATTGCACAAAATACGATTAGTAGTACTACCTGCTTGCACTGAAGTAGTTACTGAAAAATTATCTCTTGATAAGCCGCAAGCACCATCAAACAGCGTATTCAAACAACTCGGCTGATAAAGATTTCTAGGCATTTGAAGTTTTAGATTGTCCACATCAGAAACCACACTTGCATTAATTACATAGCGATCAAACTCAGGCTCAATAATCCGGCCTTCAAACAATATGATTGTGCCGGCACTGGTATCAGTCGGGGTATTCTCATCAATGAATATACGTTCTAATTTAAAACGTGCGCCATCTAATACACCATTATGAAAAGCCTGAACTACTGGTATATCGCCGAATTTGGAATTCTCAGATGTTTCAATGGTGATGGATAAATTATCGACTTCGATACCTAGCGAAAGACTTACACCATCACGGCTTATATTTGGTCCATCAGAACGAAACTCTTTACCACTAACGGTCAAATTGACGTCATAGCTGGTATAGCGGTACTCAATGCCTTGAATCGTAGTAATGGTGTACAAATCAGCCATAATGAACTGTTCAGCATCCAGTAAAGCAATTAGTTTTAGAGAGGCTTGTCTCATATCTTATTTCCTAATGAACCAATGAACTCAACTTTTTGCGCTTTCCAAAGGTTGTTCATAAAATTCACATATTCCTGATCATCACCTTTGAATCGGCAACGGTAATAAAAAACACCATTCACTTGATATTCAATACCCGCCTCAATTGGTTCAGAAAGGATATGCTTACCATCAGAAGTGATCTGTGCAGTTGTAGAACTCCACATATTTTTTGATGTAGTTGCACTCCACATATTTTTAGTAGTGGTCTGATTCCACATATTTAAATTTACTATGGCTGAAGATACTTCTTGCGTGTTACCAAGCGGCATTTGAGTATCATAAAATTGCTTGTAAAGCTGGACAGTAGTTGTAGAACCATCGCTTAAATATTTACAAGTAAATTCATTATCTTGAGGCATCTTAAATAAGAATGAATCAAAGGCCCCTCTTCTAGCCAAGAAAAAGCCTTCCAATTGCTTAAGTTCATTTCGCCCCTTACCTTCTCTTAAAAAAGCATAAGAGAGCGAAATTTCATATTTTGGCATAGCCTGAAAACTTGCTCTAAGTTCACGGCCATTAATTGATGTCATGATTTTGGTATTAAACATAGGAGTCTTAGAAAGATCCCACTCAAGACCGGGTAATTCTGGAAATAATACGTTTGACACTTACACCTCCTTATTTACCATTCTTACCAAATCCACGTGCATAGCTTTGCAAACCACTTGCGACCGCACGACCATTATTTTTTAAAAGACGTTGAATACTCTTCGCATCAATTGCACTAATATTAATAGTCGCTCCAGCACTTCCGCCTTCAGATGCAGCTGCTGCGCCAAAACTTGCACCACTACGCATAGCTTTACCCATTTCACGAATGGTATTTGCATGTTGTGAAGGTAAAACCATTTCGTCTTCATGTAGCTGTGTGACTGGATTCACACCGGATGGAATGTCATAACCGCCTCGAGCAGATTTAATCTTGCCGGCTAAACCAGCAACTAAACCGAATGCAGCAGCACCGGCACCTACGGCGAGGATTGGTCCAATGTATGGAATGGCAACCATTGCTTTAAAAGCACCTGCCATGGCTTCCCATGCAGACATCATGATGCCTTTGATAGCTTCAGCAGCCTTTAAGCCCAATCGAGCTAAACCACCAGCAGCGGTAACACTGGTACGTGTTGCTTCACCCGCAATCGTTGCACCTGTTTGTGCAGCTTGCCCCGAAGCCTCGGCCGCCGTTTCAGCACCAACAAAACCAAGCTTTCGGGCTAACTTAATCGCTTGGATTCTTAGCCAGCCTTGAAGCTCTTTAGTAGCGGATTGCAAGGCAAATGCCCCCATATCAGCAATTACTGCTTTAGTTGCATTACTCCATGTTAATGTGCCATTCATTAAAGACTGAATGCCCTGATCCCAAAGGTTAGAAAGTCGAGAAGTGAACCCACCGAACTTTGCTTCAAAGTCTTTCATTTCCGCATCACTGATTAAGCCCATAGACTTAGTGTCAGCAACTTTCTGATCTGTCTCTAAATCAGAAATATTGTTTGTGATTTGGTTTTGATTACCTTGTTTGCCTGTAATTCCGGTTTGCTCGTTCTCAAGCGCAAGACGCTCTAAAAGACCTTGTCGTTTAATTTCGCGTAATTGATCTTCGAGCTGCTTCTCTAATTGAACCTTACGAACATTTGAAATCTTCTTGGCATCATATTCAGCTTGGATACGTGCCGCTTCAATTTCATAAAGGCGCTGTGCTTGCTGTTGATAATTGTCAATCTGTTCTTCACGAGCTTTTTTATACTCCTCAAACTCTTTTAGACGGATAGCAATAATCTTGTCTGAGGCATCCTTTTCAGCTTTGACTTTAGCTGCGGCTTTTTCATCGGCAGTCATCTTAGATTTTTCAATCTCATCTAATGCCTTTTGAAGATCTAATGCGACTTTCTTTTCTTCGGATGCATATTTATACCGAATATCAGCGAGTGCTTTTGCTGCTTGTTCAGCCTGTCGTTGACGCTCTTTAGCCTCTTGCTCAGCTTTAGATTTAGCCGATGCCTTAGATCCACCCTTGTCATCTTTTACGCCAGTGCCGATACCCTTATTAATACTTGGTGGTGGAGCTCCAATTCCAAGTTTTGGTGCACTTGGTGTTTCAATTGGTTTTGTAGGATCCTTATAAACATAATTGGTAATTTTTTTACCACCTGCAGAAGTAACATCAAGAATCCTTTGCCCAGCAGTTACAAGTGAATTAGCTGCTGTTGTCGCCCCTGTATTCCAAGAGTTTTTAAGGTCATTCATTCTCCCTTTCATTTGGTTGGTATATCGATCAGTAATACCACCTAATTGAGATAATCCACCTTCCCATGCTGCTTTCGCACCTGAGAAGTTAAAATGAAGGATATTGTTTACAACACTACCAAAGGTTTGAAACTTTACCTGAAGTACATCCAATCCGAACTGAATTGTATTGCGCACCATATCAAAGCCGGCCATAAGTCCGTTAAAGGCAATGATTAAAGCTTGACAAACGGTGACGACGACGGCGCGGATAATTGCAAATGCCGATTGGATAGCTACCTGTAAACCTGTAGCAACAACACCTAATGCTCTTAAAGCTACTGATACAGCATCCATGAAGCCAATTTGTGATAATGAGCCATCACCAATATCACTAGTTAAATCTTTCCAAATTCCACCAATGGTATTAAAGATTTCACCAACAATACTAAAGAGGCTTTCAAAAATCCCTATAATCGACTTTATTGAATCATCTATTCCTTCTTTCGAGTCCACTGCAAAAGTCAGAAATCTATTTGCTAGATCTGTAAGTGCTGGTGCTGCTTGTGCTGCCATGCGAGTCATTACACCTTGCAGTGTAGATTGTATTGTTCCTAATGCAGTATTGAACTCCTTTGTCGACTCCATGGCTTCTGTGCTCATAATGACGCCTAGGTCATGAGCTTGTTTTGCATATTCTTTTAGTTTTTCTGCATTGTTATCGAGTAAAGGTGCCAATAAAGTTGCATCATTCGCAATTGCCTCCATGTAGAAGGTCATTTCAGCCTGTGAAACATTTGCCTTTTGTAGGGTTTGGTAGTATTTCTCAAGAATCTGAGGTCCTGATAGACCCTGAAACTCTTTTGCAGTAACTCCAACTTTAGGGGCGATTTTTTCAAAGAAGTCGGCCATTTCACCGCCACCCGTTTGCATAAAATCACCAAACTTATCGTTTACATCCTTCATGATGTCCGAAAGTTTGTCTTGCTCTACATTTACCTTGCTAGCAGCAAAAGCCCACTCTTGAAACTCTGTTGTATTGGCATTAGCTAATCGTGATTGAATTTCAATTTCTTTGGATGCTTTACCAACCGCAGAAACTAATTCTGGTATTGCACCAATTGCTTCCGCAGCAGTTTTTGCTATTTCCTCACCAATCCCTAAAAGAAAGCCACCTTTAATTAGTGAGAAACCGCCTGTTAAAGATTCTTTTATGTCATTACCAACACTCTTAAACTTATCTGAAATGTTGTTAGCAAAATTATTTAGTTCAGACCGCACCCCTGAAAGATCTATTTTAAGATCTATACCTTGGCTCGAGTTTTCAATTTTCTTTGTAGAATCTGAAACTATTTTTTCAGCGTCTTTCATACCCTCTTTTAGTTCAGAGGTCTTGGCACCGACATGAACTTCAACACGGTTATTATTTGCCATAACTTCCTCACAGGCATAAAAAAAGCCCCTTTAAAGGAGCTGTGGAGAAATAAAAAAGCCTTGCAAATGCAAGGCTTTAAAATCATTTATGGCAAATTACTTAGCCATATTTTTTTGCAAAATCTTCATCAGAACTGCATAGGTAAAGAATACCCTCGATAAATGCGATAATAGCTGGAATAAAAGTCCAGCAGAAAATAAGGTATAAGATACCTTGGCCAACTCTACCCAAATAGAATTTATGAGCCCCAAACCCACCTAGTAGCAATGCAAATACGCCAGCAGCCACCTTACTTTTTCGCCCAGTGATTTTAACATCTTGCTGTCTTACACCACATTTAGGGCAAATTTCTGCACGAACATCAATTTGTTGGCCACAGGCATAACAAAATTTTGTTTGAGTCATAATTTCACCATTTCTTATAAAGTTCGTACAATTTAACAAACTGGTTACTTAATGTCACATTAATATTTATAAGGGCAGCCTTAACCACCCTGAGGAAAACTTTCTAAAACTTCCAACATATCATCTTCATCATCATCTGAAACGGTAATAGCTTGTGGGGTTTCTTCGATTCCCATGAACGCTTCTAAAATCCGACAAAGACGTTGTATTCCAATATTTGCGGGAGGGTTACTTTGCTGATACGCACTTAATGCTCTTAATCTCGGCAGATCCATTTCATTACGTACATAGTCGTAATCTTTACCCATGGTTAGCACTAAATGCGTGTACAGCTCCTCCCAGTCTATTCCCCCGAACCACCTGCAGAGTTGTCATCATTCCCTTTAAGACCAGACACAGACATTACAGCTTCCATCACTTCTGTGAGCTGATCCATAAATAGCATCTCTGCTACATCATCACGAGTAATGTCGGGGTAATTTCGCTTCAAAGATTTGTGTGCTACATCAATCACAGTGCCGACATCATCTGGCTTGAATGATTGAAGTGCCGGCAATAGTTTTTCAACTGCACCAAGAGACAATGGAGCAAAAACAAATGGCTGACCATCAACAATAACTGTAGAGCCACGCGGGTTATCAACTTGCTTAAATTGCATTTGGTATTACTCCGATAAATCAATTTTGAAAACACGGTTAAGATCATCAGCCATAGGCTGGAATTCAAACTCAGGAATGTCGTAATCGTCCTGTTTTGAACTGAATCCAAGCTTGTTACTTGTGCAGCGGTAGAAATTCATGTGCATGAATTTGCCCTTGTAATCACGTTGCAGATCTAATGCAAACTCAGGTGTATACCCCATGTCTAAATTAGACACGGTAATTGACTTACCACCTGCTACTGTTGCCGAATATCGGAAGCTGATAAAAACAACTTTCCCAACATCCGCATTTGCAAAAGTATATGCACCAGTTGCAGCATCTATGCTGTATTGCCCTGCCACTGGCGCTGACGCCACACGTTTTAGTGGAATGGCTTTCCCATCAGTTACACCTAGATCTTTAACAAAGGTTCCGCTATTTGGAACTACTGGCGTTACTAAACCACCTGCTGGAACGATTTCACCATTAATGGTTTGGGATACTGTCTCAATCCCACCTTCAGCAACCACACCACCAAAGAAAATAGAATTTAATAATGTTCCGTTGATACGACCAAACGATGCTTTACCTTTAATTGAGCCTTTACCACGTGCAGCATCAACGGCGAACTGACCACGCCCATAAAGTTCTTTTAAATCGAAACTAATATCAACACCTACCGACTGTAATACGCCTACTTCAACCGGTGTGGGATTACTAATCGGCTGCCCGAATACATCTTGGATCGGTGTAGCAAAGATCTTGCCGGCACCAAATAAATATTGAGCCATTTATTTTGACCTCTCTAAAATGACAAAACCGCCATAGAGGCGGTCATAAAATGAATATTTTGTTAGTTGGTTGTAAGGATCCGGATAGGGATAATGGCAATCGCCTGATCATCCAGCATGTTTTCTACAGCTTCATATACTTCTACTGTGCCCTCGATCCAGCAGTGCTCTACCAAACCTCCTAAGGTCTGACACTCATTAAAATCTGGATGGTCGGGTTTAATAGCTTCACGTACACGATCGATGAGAATATTCATCTGTGATGATGGAGGCTTTGCAGTGTCCGACTCATGGATATAGAGATAAACCTCAGCAGCTAGTTCAACTTTTGAATCTAAACCATGAACTGGAACTTCCTGTTGATTACCCTGTGTAATAAACATGGCTGGGCGTTGTTCTGGTGTTACATGGTTAAAGTGACGTAAACGGCGACTGACTGTAATAAGTCCTGCCACCTTTGTATTTAACCGATCAAATAAAGCTTGATAGATTGCTTCGCTATCCACTTGCTAAACCCCGCTCAATTGCTGCATCAATATTTTTCGGCACAATCTTGGCCACAATATCCAGAGAATCACGCATGAAGCGTAACTCTCTAAAACGTACATTCCTTGAATGGGCCTTAATATTGACTTGTACTGGTGATATAGGTCGGCCAAAAGCTTGTTTAATTGTCCTAAGATGAGCTTTAACCCCCATCGAACCATTTAAGCCAAACTCATGAGCAAAAGCGTAAGGTACCAATGCACCACCAGCCCCCACCGTTCCCTCAATAGAATCCTTATCCTCATCCACTTTGGATGAAACGGATCCACGTAAGCGGCCAGACTGAACTTTTAATCGTTGGCCACTTAACATGTCTTCCTGAACAATCCGCTGTAAGCGCAAAGTAAGAGCGTTAATCGTGCGTCTTATTTCAAACCTAACGCGATTATTCATCTCATCAAAGTTGACTTGGCTATCAACACGATAATCGCTCATAGCTTAATTACTCTTTAGCAGAGGCTGTCAATTTCTTTGGCTCAACCACTTCGACAAAACGCTCAAAACCTAAGGGCTTTAAAATATGGATAATGTCATTATCGGATTCTAAAACGCCGTTTTTGATATCTAGGTTTTGCCCAGCAATAACGATTTTGGTTGGCTTGTAACCTTCTGGTGCCTGATATTTAAAAGGCATGGGTATCTCCTATACGACAAAAACACCAACGCCTAAACGGTTAGGGTTTGTGCCTTCATCATCAATTGGAATTGAATTTTTTAAGGCAAGATAGCGCTGGCCATACATGCTTAGATCATAGAAAGCTTCTTTCGATGATCGAGAATAACTCACACTTTGGCCCGCGATTGTCATGCTTGATGCGTTACTAAAAGCAGCACCATTGCCACTTGCTGTACCGACTTTAAGAATATGTGCTGCATATAGACCTACAGCGAGTTCCTTTAATGCCCCGAACTCAATTTGAGATACGACCAAATCTGCTTCTTCTAATGCATCCTGAATCTTTGCATCAGGCAAACTGAGTAAGGCTGTATCAGTAGAGAACTTTTCACGAAACGTTTGTACGTCCATATGTTCACCTTACTCCTTAGCCTGATCTAACTTTGCCTGTAGTTGCTCTAGTGTTTCATCATCACTAAACGTTACTTCAAGCTTTGTTAATTCAGCTTTCACGGCGGCCAAAGCAGCTTCATCAGCTGCCTTTTGCTGTTCACCTGCTGCATCGTTTGATTTGCCGCCTTTACCACCACGACCACCAGTTTTACCTTTTGGCTCATCATCTTGGATTTCCTGAATTTCAAGATCACCTTTTTCTACAAGTGACTTAAAAGCCTTCCCTTTAGAAATACTCGTGAAATCCTCGGCGCTGACTTCTACTGTTTGGCCTTTACCGACCTGAATTCCATCAAAAGAAAAAGCGGCCTGAGAGCCGCTGTAAGTAATTTTTGGCATGTTTTAGTTTTCCTTATTCAACATCGTAGTAGCGGAGAGAATCGACACGTTTTAAATAGACACCTTCATACATATAGTGCCCTGGTGTACGCATTACATAATTGATAGGCTGAGCCGCTAAGAATTCCAGTTCATTACAACGGAAAGTAATGCAGCTTGGATCACGGCGATAAATAATGCTACGGTCAGTACCACCTTCACCTTTACCTTCAAGCATACTTTCAGAAGTGAATGTCAGTGTTTTACCTTGCATTGCAAAAGTGTTTTTTTCCTTAATGTACTCAAGGAAGGTTTTACCCGCTGAATCGGGGACGATACGGCTAGCGAGAATGGTGAACTTATTCTCAGGCATTACGAAAGTATCAGGCTGAATACTGCTATCAAACTTAGAGGCATTTGACGCACCTTTAATTGCCTTATTGATATCAGCAAGAACAGCTTCAACTGTAGCTGTAGCATAATCTACCGTAGAGGAAATCACCTCTACACCTGTCTGGTTATAGAAACCGAGTAAACCAGTTTCAGGCTCACCAAACCAAGCTACATCACTCATGTGATTTTCATAAGCTAATCGAGCAGCTTCAACTTTATCAGTCGTTAACTGAATGCCGGCTTTCAAGGCTGCTGCCGCATCAAAAATACTGATTTCATAGCCTATTACGCCCGGTTGTACGGTGAGTTTTACTTCATCGTATACAACTTCTGCTAGTGGCACATCGTTGCCAAGACCAGAGAAACGTTTACCACGGCCGACACCTTTCTTACGTTGCAAGACACTTGCTGAACCTACAACCGCACCTTCCAATCCTTCAATTGGCAAATACTTCGCATAAGCTTGAGCTTCAGCAAGTTGCGGTGTCATTTCATCAATTGATTCAAGCTTTAACAATAACTTGGCAAAGTTATCTAAATTAAATGCATCACCTACGGCGATCTGCACACCATGTGCAACTGCCGTTAGGCGAATTTTCATTTGTTCTAATTGTTTTGACATTTTTATGCTCCACGTAATCGAAGAATTGCTAATCCATCAGGACCAGTGATGGTTTCCCAAGAGGCATTAGGGAGTTCTGTAGAATCCAATGCTGCAGAAGAAAGTGAACCTAACGGCGCTTGGGCAGTAGGGTTCGCAGTACGCACATAAACCTTCGCGTTGATATCAATCACAGGTGCAGTAGGCTTTACCCAAATTGAACCAATCTGCATGATAGGAGCACAGTCCTTAGCTTGATAGGCTTCTTTACCTAACACATTTTTTCCTGTTTTACCGACGTGCTGAAAAACGACTACACCAAACTTTGTATTGGTTGCTCCAGTTACCGCGCTAACTGTTTTTCCATCAGTAGACTGTACGACCACTTCACCGTCACTTATGACACCTGTACCAGCAACCGGTAAAGATAGAATTTCTTCAGGCATGTGCAGACGTGCACGCATACCCGGAATCGCTTGAGGGGTTAAAGACATTGTCATCTCTCCAGTTTCTTAGAAGCTTTTCTTCCAAGCTTCTTTCTTGTTGTTAGATTTAGGCTCCCCATCATCTGGCTTACCATCACCAGCTTGAATGTTTTGTTGCTTATGAAGTGCATCACCTACTGGATTAGATGGGTGTGTACCTTTCACAGCAGACAAAGCGCGGAAAGTTGTATCGATCTGATCAGGCTTGGCATCACCTACCGATACGCTACCTAATAAGGCAGTTACCAATGCATCACCTGCTTTAGCCGCAATTACATCGCGCTTGATTTGCTCACATGTGCAGCCTTCGGTTTTAACTGTTGGCACCAATGCTTTAGCATCTGCAATCACAGCAGCACGTTCGGCAGCGGCTTGTTCGAGTTTTTCTGGAGTCATCTGGTTCTTTTCCAGATCTCCCACTTTTTGCTCAAGAGTGGTTTTTTCGGTATGCAATTGATCTACCACTGCTTGAACTGCGTTCAGTTCATCACCGATAGAAAATTGCTTATCACCGACTTTAAGTTTTGCAGCCTTCAAGTTTTCCAGCTGCTCTTGTTGTTGCTTTAATGCATCCGCCAAGGGCTTGTTATCGCCAATGTCAAAACGAATACCGTTTACAGTTACTTCCATTGTTTTCCCCTTTGGAGTTTGCTTTTCGTCACCGATTCGGCAATCACCACCACAACGCCCGTACTTAACGAGAGCTATGTGATCACCATTAAAATTGATAAATTTAGCTTGGTACGGCGTACCGTCTGGTGCTGTACCTTGCTCAACAACTAACATGGCCCCGTAGCCAAGCGACATCTCAATGCGCTCGTTACTTTGAATAAGGTCAATACTGATCTTGTCCTTAATGAGCAAATCACCCACCAGATAATCGCTTTCCTGTCGAACGTTCTCACAATAGCCAATGTGATAATCCTTCCAGTTAGATGCGTTAATTTCATTTTTAGGCGGGTGATAGTCTGTAGCGTCTACACCATTGAAGCTTTGAATAGCCTCAGGTTTGAAGAGCTCTTCTGCAGGCGTGTAGACATTAATGACTTGATCAGCGGTATAACCTTCCAGTGATGGAAACTCATACGCATAGTACTGACGTACTTGAGGCGCTTTAGCTAAACGAACATTGACGCATTTCAGATACCCCTCTTTGGTAAATGAGCGTGTCGATTCGCTTGGCGCAAAGTCACCAATTTTGAGTTGGTAAATGTTTTTCATAAATTGCGCTCAATAAAAAAACCCACCAATTGGTGGGTTTTATAACTACTTGGATTACTCTGGTCTGAGGAAAATTATTACGTAATGATCATTATTATGTTTGCTAATATTATGCTCAATAATATTAACTATACCTGAAATACTATCTTCATCAGATAAGGCAATATTTATAGTTTCTCCAATACGTGGGATCACCTCTAAATTTAAATTAATTGATAAATGGTCATGATTGATTATTTCAACTTTCATAAATCTTCCATTACTTAATAAACATCGTCTTAATGTAATTTATAAATTTTAATCAATCAAAATATCCTCGTAGTTAGGCAATGCCGTACAGCGACATCGGATAGGCTGACCGGGATGTCCACCGTCTGGTGGTGAATCCCATCTGAATGTCTTGCCCTGTTTATGCTGGTGGTCTGGCCTTACACGCTCATCTTTTGCCGTTTGCCATGTGTATGTCTCAACACCCATCGAAAGCTGTCGGGCTTGGTTAATTTGGCCGTTAATCTTGCCCATCTGATCACTTGCAATAAGACGTGCACGATAATCAGTAGATAATCCTAGTTGCTTAATAGCTTTGGCTAATTCTTCATTGGTTTGACCACTCTGCAATGCGTTGGTGATTAATACCTCAAGCTTATCGGCATATTGCTGCGGAATAGACTTAATCAAACTGACATTGGCCGTAATGTTTATATCTACTTCATCTTGAATGTCAGCAGCTCGATAGAACGGCGTGAGATCCACACCAATAATTGCTTTGGTGTGCTCTGCAATTTGCTTGTCCACTTCCTTTTGCGTGTCAGTCACAACCTTTGTGGCCAAAGGACGGGAAATCTCAACAACATACTTTGTGAGCTTTTCCCTAAACGCCGTCATCATGTCAGAAAACCAAGCATCACCGATATTCTGACCTACAGTAGGAATAACTAATTCCTTAGTTTGTTCCTGACAGTATTTAGATATAGCCAGCAATTGCCTTGTGTAGTAGAGCTCTACACGGCGATTTACGTGCACGGCTCTAGGCTTAGAAGCTTTACGACCTTTCTTTCGTTTCTTCGCCTGCTGGAGGTGTGGTTTCAGGATCTGAATTATCGTTGTCATTTGGCTTCACCATTGTTTCAAGCACTTTGATATGATCTTCATCAATCACTGAATAAACACCGTCAATAACAAGCTGTTTTGCTATCTGTGGCTCTGTAATGACACCCATTTGAAGATATTTATCGTCACGTTCTGCGTTAGCTTTCTCAACCTCGGCACGGACCTTAGCATCTAGTTGCCATAGTGGATTGAACACTACGTCTAAGCTTGGAATCTGACGACCAAATGTTGCTTGAACAATTACTCTTAAAAGCTTCAACATGAATGGCTTTAAGGACCATATTTGTTTGGTTGCTATACTGTCGTAATAGTTCCGTGTGTCATGCTCACCTGTAGAATTCATACCTGCAGGTGATTGACCGAATAAAACCGTATATGGCATTTCTGCCGCTCCAGAAGTTTGAATCGAATATTCACGCATAAGGTCAGGTAAGCCACCGAAGCTATAAGATTTAGAGTCGTACTCCTCCTCTTTATCCAAAACGATCATGCCGTTTAGACCTTTAAGCAATCCAACACTAAGAAAACGTTCTGCTACACCTTTTAGATCCTCTTTGATCTTATCAACCAAATGCGGTGTTCTAATCACATCAATTTTTGATTCATGGACTAAACTAGCAGTGGCTTTCTTAACTGCCGCATGATCAAGCAGATCCTCATAAACTTCCTGTAAAATACTTTGAGGCTCTTCATTCACTACATCAGCATGACAAAATTTAATTAACCGAGTGTGGTGGATCCGTTGGTTAGACTTTCCATTAAGTTTAAGCTTGTAAAATTCAGGTTGTTTAAGAAGTCCGCCTGCTTTATTGGGCGGTAAGTACTTTGAAGTATCGGCTTCAATCTGCTTTTTCTTAAGTACAGTGAAAAACTCCAAACGACCAATGCCCAACTTGTTTAAATCAAACGGTTGATCTAAGTCGCCGCCGTCCACAGTTCCTAGAAGCACATAGCAAACGCCATATAAGCGAGAAAGAACTAAACTAGATAAGAGCACCCCATCTAAATTAAAAGCCTTACAAGCCTCTTTAAGCTTCAATAAATCATTATCCTGAATCCCTTCATAGAACCAACCAGCTCGGAGCATGTCACTTGCAGGACGGTTCACAATACGTTTAGCTAACCAGTGTTGGTACACCGCTTCTAATTGCTCATCTGGAATTACTTTCTTAACGAAAGAACCGTGTGATGCCTTGTCACGTTCGGTACCAAGATTTGAGACAAAGTTTGTATACGCCCCTGCATCGCCAATTGCATCGGACTTTTTATTTTCAGTCATAATTTCCTCTAATCAAATACAGTTGGCTTTTTAGCTAATGAATCATTAATCGCATCAATTGTCGGGTCCCATTGGTCATCATGATCATGTGACCAATCAGCAGTGAGCCCTTCGATTTCTTCGATGTAGTTCAATAACCATGGTGCGTTTGCAGGTAACCATACACGCCGATCTTCAACATAAAGAATGACGTCCATTGTTCGTGAGAGTTTGTCCTCATCACGCTGAATTGCCCGAATAGGTAATGTGGTTTCCCTAGAAATAGATTGAATCAATCCGGTACCACTCGCCTTATCTTCTACAGCCATGTAACGAAGCTTGCCTATCTTGGTGTTACTGTCCTTATGCTTATTGATAAAGGCTTTAGCCTCCTTCAATAGCTCAGGTGCTTCCCATTTGCCGCGCTTCACGTCAATGATGTAAAGGTTATTGTCATAGCCGAGACCAGCACATAAGAACACCGAAAAGTCATTATGCTTTTTGACCTTCTGTGCAGTATCGGCCCATACAGCCCGCCACTTAAGAACAGGTAAATCAAGATAGCGAGGGAACCATTCAGCCTTAACAAGATCACCACCAAGCTTTTTAGGGGCCTGCATGTATTGGCTTGCAAATGTATAACGTGACACTGTGGCGCCGTCTTTATCTTCCCCACCTTTCTCCAACTGCAGCAGTGAAAGTAAAGATTCTTTCAATGGCCAATAGCTTTGACGGCCTTTAGCATCTCGCTCAACATTACGTGGAATTTTGCTTTGTATTTTTTCAGGTAACTTGCTGATGTATTCATCATCAATAAGCGCTGGAATGCTGATCTGTTCCCATTCACCGGGAACGTTACCCGTCATCACAAAGTTAGTCGGATCCTCAACATGCAACCGCTGCATGATCAGAATAATTGGTGTGTCAGATTTAGCTTTACGCGAGTTGACCGTGTTTAAAATCTTACGGTTCGCTTTGCGTCTAGCGGTCTGACTAAATGCATCCTCAGGCTTTAAGGGGTCATCAAGAATAATTGCACCAGTAAAGCCTTCATCTGACAATGTACCAGCACGGCGACCAGTGACCTGCCCACCCATCGATGCAGAATACACATGACCAGCGTCATAGCCATCAACTGTAGTTTTCCAGCTAGACTTAGCATCGGTACTAGTAGAAATCTTTACAGGCCATAAATTCTGAAAGTCTTCTGACTTAACAATGTTCCTAGCTGTTGCCGATACATCCTCTACAAGTGATTGTGAGAAAGACAAATACAGAAAACGGGAACGTGCATTTCGAGCTATACCACGTGCAATAAGGTTTGTGAGTAATTCTGTCTTGCCGCTACCCGGCGGGACGTTAATAACTAAGTTTTTAACCTTACCCGCAATGACTTCGTCGATCTTGTCGGCAATATATTCATGATGCCAATTGACCGAAAACTTAAAGCCCATACGGGGTAAGAAAAATCGACGTGTAAAGAATAAATGTTCTTTCTCACAGCGCTCTTGCTCTAACTGCATTTCAAGCAAGTTAGTATTTACTTTCGAGTTCATCCATTGCCTGCCTTATTTGTTCAGGCGTTGCTACAACATGGGTAACATGCTCAGGGTTGAGTGGCTGACCATCTGCACCAGTAAACTCTGTCTTATTGGTGTACTTCCCTCCCATATCTTCTGCAGCTTGTTTAAGAATACTTAGAGCCGCCACACGGTTTTTACTGTGCTTTTGATATTGGTTTTCATATCGCTGTAACCGCACCGCCAAATTTGCAATAGGGATTGCCTCAGGCTTACCTAAAAACATTTCGCGAGTCTTTTCAAAATCTATTCTTAACTCTTCACTTAGGTTCTCACCTGCCCGTTTAGTCGGGTCGTATTTTTCACATTGCTGCTTAGTAACTTTTACCCCGTATTCTTGGTTGACGAGCTCAGCAGTTTCTGTGGGTGTATTAAATACGGCAAGTGAGCGAACTATAAAGAGTTTTACCTCTTTTTTTAGAGCCGCCATATCCTCAATCCTGTCAACCTACGTCAACCTAAATAGCCAAAAAAAAGAGCCCTAAGGCTCATCATGTGATAACGCAGTTTCCACAGCATTTTGATATATCTAAATCAGAAACAAACGGCGGATTTTTTGCGACTTCAATAAGCCGCTTAACGTTTTCATTTGCGCCCCAACGCTTAACAACACCGATGAACTCTTCCACATCATGACCAGCTAAATAGTGCTTTGGTAAGCCAGTATGATCACTATAAATAATCTCACCGTCGGAGTCTCGCTCAACGCCAATGTGGTAGAGCTCATGCTCAAGCAAAGCACAAAATTCACTATCATTGGCTTTATCGCAAAAGGTAGTGTCGATAGTGATTAAGTAAGTCGGGACAAATCCGAACCAATCCCGCATTTGTTGTTCTTGGCGAGATTTCTTCCATCCGCCTTGTTGAAACATAACCTTTTCACACTGGCCTAACACCATACGTTTTGCTCGCGTATATGCAGAAGAAGCCCATGCAAAATCGAGAAATTGCTCATTGTCGTGAAGTAGCTCAGCGATATGATCATGGTCTGGATTGTGTAGAGGTCCACCAAGCGTTAGAAAATTGGCAACAACCCATTTCTTTAGGTCTGGTGCCGGTATTAAACGGATTGCTTCCTCTTCTTCTGCTTGATCAATAAAGTCAGTTGGTGGGAATGGCCTGATATGTTCCATCTTCAATTCTCGCTAATTCGCTTTTAATCCAGTTGATTGCATAACCTGATTCAATTTGGTGGGGCTCTAGACGTTCGAATTTATACCCCTTATCTAAAGCAAGATTATATTTACTCAATGCATTTGCAATTTTTTGTCCACCTCGCCCAACGGCCCAAGGACTACCAGCAATTTCTATAAGAAGATTCAACTTCACAATATAAAAATCAAAACGCCAATTTTTGGTTGAATCAAATTGAAATTTACGTCGATAGCCAATTCGATCTTCTTCTAACTCTTGAAAAAGGGTTTCTTCAGCTTCGAGATATTTTTCTTTAGCCTTAGGCAAAGGTCTGCTTTTAGATTTTGTTTTAGGTTCTTTTTTTCTTGTGAGCCAAAAGTATTCTTTATCGTCCATATTTCACTCATAAAAAAACCGCCCGAAGGCGGTGGCTAAACTCAGAGACCACTAACTATTATTTTTTAAAAGTTGATTTATAGAGCCTTGAATTAAAATAATCCGTAATCTCTTTACCTTCATTTTGAACCTTTTCCTCACTTAAAGGTAAAAAATCTAATTCAGACTTTAAACTCATAAACTCTGGAATAAATTTCTTAATTGGCGGAGGTGGTTTAGGTCCACCTTCTGTAATTTTTTCAATAAATCCAGCTAACCATAAAATGTATTCATCTTTTAAATTATGAGGAGGAATCAGACTGACATCTATTTTTACTTTGCATTCCTCTAGGGGTGTACTGAACTGTTCAATAAAATCAATAAAATTATATTTTAATTTAAATTCTGTCCCCTCAATTTCACTGCGTATATATTTCATAAGTGTGTTCATATTTTCAATAGAGTCATCTGAAAATACTTCCTCATCTTTCACTTTCTTATAAATATTTTCCGCAAAGATAAGATAGTGTGGCATTTCGGGAGATCCTCATTTTTATAAAGTAATTTTTTCTTAAGGTAGTCTTATTACAACAATGTTACAACAAGAAATTTTCTTTTTTTAAGGAAACTTTAAGATAATTTAAAAAATAATTATATTCAATAATTTAGAGTAGATGAAAGCTTTGCAGATATGATTTTTTCTATTGAGTTTTAAAATGAATTATTGAATCTAACTGATCAATTTAAAAAGCTTGCCAAGTAGGCAAGCTCCCCCTTTTTGATATTTGCGCTGATCATCAAGGTTTAGTGTTACTTAAAGCAACACTCTGATAGTACAGAAATATTTAAGAATAAAAAAGCCCATTTCTTCTTCTCATTTAGAAATGGGCTTAGCGAAAAAATGACGCTTATACCTGAAATAGGAAATATCTATTCGGAAATATTTCCAACTGCATCTTGGCATAATATTTAAGCACCATCAATATGAATTGAATAAAAAATAAAATAATTCAGACATTTAAAACACCAATATTTAAATACCTATACATTTCTATTAATGATAGTTTTGATTTCTTATTACTCATAAATAATCTTTTTAGTTCTAGAAAATTATTCAGAACATGAAAAACCCCACTGACAATTGATATCGAGTGGGGTTTTATGTACGTAGTGGCCAGACTGTTTACAAGTTATGATCTAGTATTAACTAAAAATTAATAAAGCTAATTAGTTTTCAATTTTCATAATCACATATTGCAAACTTACATACATTCCAACTTTTCCATTGCTGAGTGCACCATATAACTCTTCATCAACGAAATCATCAGATTCATCATATAGCCACTTATGAACTTGAATAATTTGTAAGTTGCCCTTTTTATCTTTTCTTGCTACTGGATCAATTACAGACCTTACAATCACCTTCTCATTTGTCTCAACATCTCGCAATGTGATAATTGTCATACTATCCCCCTACATAAGACTTATGTATAACAATTGTATCCATTAAAGTAAATGATTTTAATTTTCTTTTAAGAATAATTTTCATATCCACATAATATTGAATAATTAACCCCGCTAATAAACAATATTTAATGAGGCCTTTTCCTCCTTAGCACACCCAGCTAAAAAATAAATTCGAATATCAACTCTTCATTGAAGATTCTATTTTAATTTTATAAATAATATTTTTCTCCTCATCTATATAGGAGAGTATTTGCTCATCCCTTCTTTTTCTTAATTTTCCAATTTCTGATTCAATCTTAGCTATAACTAAAGAATCGTCTTCTTGGTCCTCATTAGGAATGTACTCAATTGGTGATTTCACACGTTAACACTCCTGAACTGTCTCTCAGTATGAGTTCAGGGCAATTAAATAAACCAGTGCATTCTTGTGTTTTTAAAAGGAAAAAGTCTAAATCCAATAAAAAACGAAAAAGCCCATCTTTCGATGAGCTTTTAAATGTCTAACGTGATCTTCATTTACACTTCGACCACTGTAACTTAAAAATACCACTAGCCCTGATCAGGGTCAAGTGCTCAAGCAAAATTATTTGCATATTTTTCAATAATTTTTTGTTCATGTGGTTTTGTAAATAATACGGCCAATTGGATTAAGTTTTCAGGAATGAATAAGCGATTACCTCTTTTAATGTAATCCTCTAACTCCCGCAAATTCTGATCATGTTGTCTTAATTTTTTAGATAATGCCTTAATCGCTATCCCTTCCATTTGGTTGGGGTTCTTGATTTCTCTGTACAGTCGATCAAAGTAGTCCCTTAATCTTTCAGCATTATGCCAATTGGCAATCACATCATATTGAGCAATATTTCCAACTAAAACGCGCTTAATGTCCGAGATATTCTTTTTACCGCTCAGGACTTCGGCTTTGATTTCATCTTCTGTCTTAAAGTCATCAATATATATTGCCCCGCTGCTTGATACTTCTTGCCCAATTCTCCTACGCATCCAGTAATCAAAAGCATCTTCTTTAAAACTCTTAATTGCCATCTTGATTTGTAAAAATGTCATTCTGCCCGACTGCGTTAAGATCCTTTCAAGGTTTTCTTTTAGCTGAGGCAACTTCTCAAACATTGCTTTAATTTGTAGATATTGATTCGCATTATCTCTAAGGTGCTTAAACTGTTTAGCCTTTTCATCGAAGGTCATGCCAAAGTGCTTTTTCCCACAGTTGTGTCCAATGATAATTTCATTACCATCATGAAGCTGTGCGATATAACCTTTTTGATGCTTCTTCCCGCAACTTGAAATTCCACAACTAACCATATCCCTTAATACATAAAACCCTACTAAATCAGAGACAGTGTTTTGAACATCTTCACCCCTAGCAATTGTTACCTTTTCAACAAAATTAGGTCTAGATGTGATTTCTTCAAAATTCGTTATTAAATTAAAATGTTGTGGATTTTCTATCATTCTTGCTCACCGTTGTTCAATCTTCATACAATTATCTGAATTATCAATAAATATCAATAGTTAGATCATACCGAGCCGTTTTTATATTCAATAAACTGGTAGCGATTGTGCAAAGCAGCTAATCCGCAACGAACATCGTATTTTGCATCCATGGCAGTACGATCTAAATTCACTAGTTGTGTCCATGATTTTTGATTGAAATATCTCTCTATGATTGCATCCATCCAATCAAGCATAGCTTCAGAAGTGCAGCCGTCTAAAATATCAATAATCAAACGCTGTACAGCTCTAGCCTCGTCATCTGTAATTAAGCAGACATTTGGTTTTTTTGAATGTTTATCAATGAAGTTTTCATCACATAGATAGTAAGCAACAATTTTTTCTCTATCACCCTTCTTAAGTCTAAGTTTTGCTTTCTTAATCGCACCCACTAACGGGTTTTCAATAGATCCACCAAATCGAATCATTGACCCCTGCCAATAACCAAATTGACGCAACCATTCTGGCAAATCATATTTAGACCAATCGACCGCTTGTAAAATGTGTTGTACTGGCATATTCATTTTCATCCCACCAATTGCTCAATTTGTTTAATCGCCACGCCTGCTTTAACTTGCTCTGTACTGAACCGTAAAACTGTAAAACCCATCATTGCTGCTTCGTTGTATTTCTCCATATCCCCTATATAACCTTTGCCCCTTGTGTGACGACCACAGCTCCAGATCCCTCCTTCCACCTCTACTAAAATCTTTGTACCCGTAATTAAAAAATCCGCCCGCCACTTTCGTTTCGGGTGGAATTTATATTCCTGCTCAAAATTAATCTTGCATGCTCTCAAATGTGTGGCCAGTACCGTTTCGCCTTCACTTGGCTGTCTGGTACATTGCTTTGCTGAACGCCGCTTCTTTGTCTTCACTGGAAATAATTCACGGTATTCAGCTAAACTCATGCTAGACATGCAAACCCCTTTCAAAAGCGTAGAGCTCACTATCCAAGAGCGCTACGTTGACATCGTAGAGGTCTGTCATGCTGCCCCCTGCAAAGTTCCCTTGAACCCTACTTGCTTGAGATACGGCTCCCATTGTTTGGCCTGAGCTGGATCACTAAGGTTTACAGCGATGCGTGCTGCAAGTTGATCGTAACTTTCCCCTGCAGCTGCAAACTGGCTTGCGAACTCAGGATGTTGTGAAAGCTTTTGAGCGAAGGTATGAATCTGTTTGTCGCTGAGTTTTTCTTGAGCGCTCGGCGCACCTCGTACTGACGACCCTGAATTCCGGAAAGCTGCCTGTTCACGAGCTTGGTATTTTCCACATGCATTGATTAACCAATCTGCAAAGTGGTAATTCATGAGTTCATCACAAAGATTCTTTTCGGCGTTGTAGAGTTCAAATGCTCGTAACTCCCGATCGAACCAAGTCGCATTTTTGATTTGCTCGTAGATTTCCTGATCAGTTGCCAAATGAATTTCTTCACCAAGTTTTTTCAAACTCAACCATGTTTTTTTATTTTTAGATTCTATTGGTAGATTCATTGAAAGATTCCGTGTCCCAACGTTGGGACTGTTTAACGGAATTGTTGGGACTCTTTCATGGAATTGTTGGAACTGTTCCGTTGTTGGAACTGTTCCATTGTTGGTACTGTTTAAATCATCATTTCCCGTGTCAAAGAGTACCGTTGTTGGCACTGTTTCACGGCCTTTAACCCCGATCAAAAGATATACTTTTACCTGCTTAGTTTTACCTTCACGTTTACCTGTATCGATAATAAATCCATCCTCAATAAGCTCATCAATGATTTTTAAAACGGTCTTACGATCCATTTCAGTGTCTTCTACCAAACGGGCAATACTTGGATAACATTCATGAGTTTCGCCAGCTCGATCGGCTAGCGAAAGAAGGACTAATTTTTTAAGGGGCTTTAATGCACCACCCGCCTTTTGTTTTTGACGGGTTTTCCAAGCCCATACCGTAGCGTCTAAGCTCATTTATCCCCCTCTTCATTCATCTGAATGAAAGTGCTACCCAGATAACGGATCCTATTGGCTCTATATAAACTTGAGATGATCTGACCAGCATGACCGAGATAAAGACCATGTTTGCCGTGTTGGTCTATCAGTGCTTGCATAAACTCTTCACGTGTAACCGCCGCATTTTTTTCGTCACGATTTTGGCGTACTAGATTTTTCTTACGGATTTCCAGTAAGCCAGATAAAGTTCTTAATGCTGGCTCATGCCAGGACTGATAACTTTGCTGACGCTTTTGTTCGAGCAGATTGTCTTTAGTCGATTGATTTGATAAATTAGTTTGCATATTCATTGGTTCCTAAATTGATGAATTGAAACCACTCCTGTTACCGCAGGTAGTGGTTTTTTATTTGAATAAAATTCGCATGTACTCAGGTGAAGTGAATGCATGTGCCAAATACACTCTTGTTGCTTCAGCGATTTCTGGCGAACAATACACATCTTTTTCTGGAACAACTTTTAAACCAATGGCTGTCAACAAAGAGCTAATAAACTCAACCTCAGTCAATCCATTTGATTTCTTGTCAGTTTTCATTCGAGAAACGATGCTTGCATCCACTCTTACTGTTTCTGCTACTTGTCTTTGGTTGCTTGCATTAAGTGCTTGCAATATGAGCGATTCGTTATTGCTAGCACTTGCAGGCAATTCATTTGATACTTTGCTCATGGTTCGATTCCTAAGCGGTTAAAGTTCCAAGGTTATTTTTCTGAATCTTTTGGGGGCGTAGTTCAATCCAAATATCTTGATAACTATCAGGGAATAGTTCCTTTCTAGTGGTTAAACCAAGATCTTCGGCAATTACTGCAAGTCTAATTTTTCTATCTAGAGGTATAGCCTTCCACCCACTTACAGAGGAAGGAGCAATACCTAGAAGTCTTGCTACCGCTGTGACACCACCCAGAAGATCAATAAGTTGTGCGTCATTCATAACGTGCTCCTAATTTTTCTTTAATTATTAGGTATTCCTTATTTTAAATCAATAGGAATACCTAATTTTATTTATGTTAGGATTCCCTAATATTGTAAGGATAGTTTTATGAACACTCTTGCTGAACGTCTCAGATATGCTATGGAAGTCTTACCAAAAAAGAAGATTAAAGGTGTAGACCTTGCTAGAGCTGTGGGTGTAAAACCTCCTTCCGTAAGTGATTGGCTTTCAGGTAAATCAAAAAAAATGGAAGGTGAAAACCTTTTAAAAGCTGCTAAGTTCTTGAAAGTAAGTGCTGCTTGGCTAGCAACAGGTGTTGGTGAACCAACAGAAGAACTTAATAAAGATACTGCAATAGTTGAAAGTGACTCTCAATTTAAAATTATTGATATTGAAGCATTTAAAAAGAAATACAATATTTCTGAAAGTGATGAAGCAGTCCTTTTTTCAACTATTGTTGAGAAACCTTTTGTACCCTCTTCAAAACGATGGGTGCCTGTAAAAGCCTATTCAAAAATGGGAATGGACGGCTACTTCGTGGATATGGGATTTGAAGGAAATGGTGGAGATGGATATATCCCAACTCATACCGCTGGAGCAAAGGCCTATGCTGTAAAAGGTACTGGCGATTCTATGTTTCCTGCAATACGCAATGGTTGGTATGTAGTATGCGATCCAGATGCAGAACCTGTACCAATGGAATTTGTTCAAGTTTGTTTAAAAGACGGACGTTGCACGATTAAAGAATTTATAGGTATTCAAAACGATGTTCTAAGCCTTATTGCAGTTAATGGTGGAGAAAGACTCACATTTAATATGGATGAAGTTGAGAGCATTACAGCTATTACTGATATTGTTCCACCCAGTCAACATAGACAAGAACACCCTAAAGCTAATTGAATGAGTAAAATCAATACAAACTAGATATAAAATTTTTATTAATCGGCAATTGAAATTAGTTCACTTATAAGGTAACTTTCGCTCATGATAGACCCTTACTTTTTCAGATTGGAGCAAATAGGTTTTCCAAAAAACCTACATAGTATAGTCCTACCCGAAAATATAAAGGTTTATATGCTTTCTTCATCGTGTAAGAAAAACGATGTATTTCTTTATCGAGATAGAGCTGAATTTGCCCTAAGTAGTGCGCGTGATGATGCGGATGTGATTCGCCTATTCACTCAATTAGTTTCGAAGTTAGAACAATGTTTGATCATAAATGAAATTTTTGATTTCTATGATTCTAAAGAGTTACATCGTGCCCATACGACTAAAATAGATGGGAAAGATATATCGGTTTACCGAATTAGAAAGGCGAGTATCCGCTTATATTTAGTATGTATTGGTGATGTAATGATCCTTTTTAGATTAGCACCTAAAAGAAGGGATAAAATTGATGACTCAGAGAAAATGATTATTGATGAGCGAGTTAAAGCAATTTTTCAATACCCTATTGAATCACATGATTTTTTGGTGAGGTTATTATGAGCAAGGTATCATTAATTGGTGAAGAATATGATGTTGATATGTCCATTATTAAGATGGAACAGGTTGCATCTCACCTAATAGGCTTGCTTCGCCATAACAAAATTTCACGCTCAGAATTGGCCCAAAAACTTGGTTGGTCGAAAGGGCGTGTTACAAAAGTTTTATCTGGTGATGTAAATCTTACTATCAAAACAATTACAACAATTACTCAAAAACTTGGATATGATTTTGAGGTAGTTTTTCATAATAAAAATTATGAAAAACCTAAGCAGCCATGGCAAATTGATCGTGAAAAAGCTATTCCTACTCCCTTGTTAAAAAGTAGAAATATTGAAGCTTTGAATGTAGTTTTTCAAATCGAATCTGGCGAACAAGTTGTGGAGTCGGTATTAGCCGGTAAAGAAAAAGATCTATATCTAAGTATATCGCAACTAGATAAAAATCATCATCCAAGTTCTATTTCTGTTGCGCAGCAAATGACATTAGATAATAAATCTATCAATATCACTTATTTGAATCACAACATGAAGGTTGCATATCATGAGTAAAGATAAAATCAAAATCGTTGATGAAAAGAACGATTTATTAACTAGAATAAATCCTAATTTGCAACCTACCTATGCAGATCATGTTTTACAAGTAGCGATGGAAACCAATGGTTTAAAACTAGTTCTTGGCTACAGAGTGAATAATGAAGTAATACATAACGCAACTGTTGTTATGCCTATGAATGTAGTCTTTGGATTGCAAGATGCTCTAAATGGCTTTTTTTCAAATACTGAATTTCAAAAAGTAATTTTAGAGAGTTCTGAAAATTCAATAAAAACCTTAAAAGAAAGATTCGAGAAAAACTAATTCATGTTTATAGAAGCCCACCTTTTGGTGGGTTTTCTTTTATCTAAAAAAATTAAAAAATTAGGAATATCTAATTTAATTAGGAATACCTATTGACTTAATAATTAGGTTTGCCTAATATTTATCTCACAGACAACAAAAAAGCACATCGACTCTTCTACCTTCCGATGTGCTTTGCAAACTGCGAGATCAATTATGAATGCAAAAGCAATTCCACACAAGCATAAGGTAACGGGTATTACTGCAATTGCTGTACTTGTAGCCTTAGGTTCTTGTGAATATCGTAGCGCTAATTCTAGCGTCCCTTCTAACTACAACTACGAAAGTGAACAAGTAGTTGCCTCTGAATATCAGTTATTAGCTGCAACCAAAACGGGTGAAAACTCAGGTGAGGCAGTAATACGTATTGATGGCTTTAAGCTAAAAGTTGGCTTTGACTTTCAAGGCGTAAAAGATAGCTACGGCGTAGCAGGATCTGACTTTACAGCTGCTGAAATTACTAACTTGGCAATTGAGTCAGTAACAGACTTACGCGGCAAGCCTTTCAACGACTTCACCAATCGTGACGACCACAGAAACATTAATACCCTTCTAGTTGGCTACATCGATCGAAACCGTTGGATCGAGGAGGCTTAATCATGACTAATTACAAAAAACACCCTGACGGGTACAAGTCTTACTTAGGCCGTGACAACACTGGTATTTATTCAGTGCGTATTGGTTGGACAGTTTACGCATCTAATGCAAACGGCATAGTGCTTTACAAGGTTAAAGATAACATTAAGACGCCTTTAGACGTAGCTAAGTTCAAAACTGAATATCCGAAAGTATGGGAAGTACTTACCCAAGAGATCAGCTTTCAACGTAAGAAAAAGCTGGCTATGGATCTTGGTAACTCTCACATCTCTTCAATTGACCGCAAAGCTTATAAAACTAAGCGCGGCTTCACTGGCTCAAGATAAGGATAATAAAAAATGACAGTTTTCTTTAAAAAAGCCGAACGTAAAAACGCGAAATTACGCTTAGCCATAGCGGGCCCGACTGGTTCAGGTAAAACGTTTACTGCCCTATTACTTGCTAAGGGTATGGGTGGCCGTATTGCTGTAGCCGATACTGAGAATAGTAGTGCTGAGTTATATGAAGATTTGGTTGAGTTTGAACATGCCAATATTCAACCACCATATACACCAGAAAAGTTTATTCAGGTAATTAAAGCTGCTGAGCAAGCAAATTTTGACACCCTCATTTTAGACAGTATTACTCATGAGTGGTCTGGTGTAGGTGGGTGTCTTGAAATTGTTGATCAACTGGCCGCTGGACCATTCAAAGGTAATTCTTGGGGTGCATGGAGCCAAGTAACTCCACGCCACCGAAAATTCATTGATGCAATGTTGCAGTCAAGTATCAACATCATTGTGACCATGCGTTCAAAAATGGAAACCATACAGACTAACGATAACGGCAAAAAGAGAGTTGAAAAAGTTGGTATGAAGGCGGAACAACGTGACGGTATCGAATATGAGTTTACGACTGTTCTAGATCTAACTCATGACAATATTGCTATAGCAACTAAGGACCGCTCTCGTCTGTTCTTAGATCCTCGTCAATTGGGTGAGCATGACGGCGTTTTATTAAAACAGTGGCTACTCTCAGGATCTGCTAATGCATGTATCAATGGGAATCAATTTTTAGAACTTGAGCACTTAATGCATCAAGCGGGAATTGATATTTCGAATTACTGTGCAAAGCGTGGTCTAAATAGTCTTCATGATGTGAAACAGCAAATATTTGAAGAAACTTGTGACGGTATTAAAAAAATCATTCAGCAAAATCAACAAGCTCAACAAGCCAATGAACAACGACTTATTGAGCAACAAGAAAAGACTTTAGAAAACGAGTACCAACTCGCTTTGAAACACATTGAGTCAGCTATACGTCTCAGTGATTTGGATTACCCAACTAATTACTTCAAGGGTACTAAGTACGAACAAAACATTTTAAACGCCTGTACTGCTAAATCAGATATGGAAGGATGGACAGCATGAATAATTTAATCACTGCAGCTGAAGCTTTTGATGCTCTTCTAAATGGATTCACAGTTATGTGTAGACCTATTGGAGATATTCTTGATTTCAGCGACTTGGGGCAATTCCCTGCAACTATTTTTGCCATGCCGGGTTATGAGTTTTGCATCCAACGCGAAACAACTGTATTGGCTGAAATTCAATTTACAAAGCCTGTTGAACCATATGATTTAAAAGATGGCCAAGATATCTATATTGTTATGCCTTCTCACATCTTGCGTACTACTTACAACTCTAAACATGGTGACATTTGTCTAAGTGTTTGCAATGGATTTGCCCAGCTAGATGAAGAAAATGCAAAACTTCAACTTCAAGCTATTGGTAAAGCTTTTGGCAATATGATTACTGAAATTCAAGTAATAGACGCTGTTAAAGACAAGCCTAAAGGCCAAAGAAGTAAACAAGTTAAAGCTGAACAGCCATCAATTGTTATTACTGAACAAACTAATGTCACCGCTTCTGAAGATCTATTAGTTCCAGCTACTAACAACCCGACTTTAGATCCTGAATATCAAAAAAACCTTGAAACCCTTCTGCAACGAGTTAGGGAGTCAAAAACACCTGATGAAGTTAATGCTGTTTATCGCTATACCCGCACTTGGTCAGACAAACAAATGGAGCCTCTCCTTCTTGCCACTCACAAGCGACTTGAAGAACTAGAAAAAGCTAAGGCACCCGCTAATGAACCACCATCTTTAATGGTTCAGATTCAGACTGCACCAGATCTTACAACACTTGATGCACTTGAAATTGATGTTGCAGCTCGTGATCCACAGATTCAACCAAAGCTAATGGGATACGTAAGAAAGCGTAGAGCTGAATTAGAAAACCCACCATCTAACGAACCAGACTACCTACTGGAGGAACCTTTCTAATGTCGAAACAGATTACTCCAGAGTTTCTATTCGAGCCAAAGCTGCTACCCCAGCAGCTTTTCGAGAAGTTCATTGTTTTCAATGTGAATGCAGGTTATCGCGGAAGAGGCACACCGCACGGCGTGAACCTGATTAAAGGCAATAAAGCCACCCTTACCTTGACCGACAAAGGTGAGATGAACAAAGCAGCTCAAGAGCGCTACAAGTTAATGCTTTTGAAGTATTTCAAGGAAGGTCGCTCTGCAATGGATGAGCTGAATTATGAAGTTAAGCGTATTTATAAGATGGTGGCGTGAATGAGTAAAGTTATTGGTGAAGTAAATTTGAACCCTAACCGTATTGAAGGCACACCAGCTGAAGTAGCAGCTCATATCTTTCAAAATATTATTTGCCCAAGTACTGAAGAGCTACTTAAAAATAATCCTGAAGCAGCAAAAGTATTTGCTTATCACATTTTTGGTTTAGCTCTGTCTCAGTTTGCTGAGTTTCAATCAACTAAGAATTTTGAAAAGACAGTGAACGTTACCCTGAATAATTTAGTGATGCGTTTGAAACAAGAACGCAATGAATTGAGGAACTAAAAATGTCATACCAAATTCAACCGGTTGAAGTGCCAAATGATTTAAATAGTAACTGGTTCCATCCTGATATAGAGCAGCATGACACTATCAGTGAAAATTCAGAATTTTATACTAAGGAGCAATGGGTACAGCTTCAAAAAAACCTAGGTGTAGAAATACTTATTGAGCGATTGGATTATTGGGATATTCCTGAAATTCCTGAATCAGACTGTGCCGACTGGTCAAAATGGAAACCTCAAGCTCCAACTGAAGATGTTTTTCTAATAGCAGCTTTTGATTCTGATGATGGTCCTATTCTTTGGTGGGCAAAGCCTAAAACGATTGTGGAGAAAAAATAAATGAAAGTTGTTGATAAAGATGCTGAAATTGAAAAGTTCAATTCCGCTAACGATGATGCAGAATTTTCACCAGAATCTATTGCAGCTATCCTTGATGTTTCGACTTCATGGTTGCAGAAAAAGCGTTGTGAAGGTGGCGGCATCCCCTTTTCAAAAGTTCACTATCGAAAAATTTTTTATAAAAAAGCAGATGTGTTAGCTTATATAGAACGGCAGCGCATCCAATCAACATCACAAATGGCGGTTTAACCGCCTTTTTTATTGTAAAAATTTAGTAGGCAAACAATAGGCTAAAAACCAATAAAAATAGGCAAATTAGAAAAAATAGGCAGATAGTAGGCAAATAAAGTATATTATCGTATCATGAGATGCACTTTAGTATTATTTCATGTATTTTAATTAAAATACAAATACTTAAAAATAATTTTCATATGTTTTTAAATACTCTAGTATCGTTTCATATTGCTATAAAACCCTTTTTACCCGAGAACTCATCGGGTTCAGGGTAACGACACATGCAGCGGCATCTTCGGAGCATTTAGTTTTAACTTTAAGAAAAATTCAAAATATTTATTTTAATTTAGCTCTCCATACAGACCTTTCAGTCTAAAATTTTCTTTTTAAACATGAAATTGCAGCTTAGCTGATTAATCTACTTCGCCTCCTCTAATATTATTTTTCATTTCTACTCAGACACTCTTCATACCAGCCTGTTTGAAAATCTTCTATTGCCTTTCTTTTAAAGAAACTGGTTCTAAATACTTTGGCAGAGTAAGCTGAATTAATTAAATCTTGGTAAAGTTGTTTGGCTTTTGGGTCTTCAAGACCATTCGCTATCTGTTGTAAGTCTTGAGATGGAACTTTTTTTTGACGTGCTTCCATGACAGTATAAGCAACTTTTTTTACTACATTACAAATATCAGGATCACTTACATTGTCGTCGGCATGACATGCTAAAGCTAAAAAACTAAGAAAAAATAATTTAAACTTCATGACCCTACCTTATTTTTATAGTTTGAAATTTATAACAAAATTTAATTATAAAAAAAGAAATAGAAGATTTCTTACTATTTCTTTTTAAAAGATTACGCTGGATTAATCACGTAAAAATAAATAATAAGCCCAGCTAAAACAGTTGAAGCAATCGTTAAGTACGTACCAACCGTATTAAAACTCTGTAAGAATTTCAAGATTTCCATATCTAGAACCCCCTAAATTAGCAACTATAAAGACAAAATGAAATTTACCACAACTTAATAACGCCAATCAATTCACACTTATCGGATTTTTTGAGATTTAAAACATAAATTAATTATTGATTACACCGAATTGCAAAGGCATCTTTGTAGTAATCAGTTGCACTCTTCAAATCTGACAATAATTTTTCTTCGGTATAAGGTTTAGGTGAAATTTTAATTAATGCAGGCATATATTGGGTCTTATA